CTCTATATCTAATTTTGCTGTAGCTTTAGCATTTATTTTAAAAGAAAATAAAGAGTTTATGCAATTTAAATCACCTATTGAAAGTGCCATAATAACTTATTTAAAAGAAACTAATCAGTATGATAATATGATAAAAGATATAAGTATAATAAAAGAACACAATGAAAAGCCTTTTATGACTTGTTTAGGCATAGACGTTTATGAAAGAAATGGAAAATTAGTATCAGAATATGAAATCGTTTAAAAATTTTAAAGAGAATAATATTTGTAAAGCAGGCGAATACTACTGCAATACAGATCGAAAATGTAAACCAATACCAACAGGTTATGAAGTGGATAAAGATGGTATGTTAATAAAAGAAGAGCCTAGAATACCTAGAAAACCTGGTCAACCTGCAGGTTCAAAAAAACACTCTGACTTATATACAGATGAAAATCCAAAAGGCACAATACAAGGTTTAAAATTTGCAACAGTTGAAGATGCTCAACAAAGTGTTAAAAAAATTAAAAATAGTGGTCGTTCACACGCTCACAAAATACAAGCTGCTATAGCTATGGAACAAAGAGCAAAAGTAATGGGCAAAATGTCTGCTGCTGCAGTTTATCGTAATTTTATAAACTCAATGAAAAAAAATGAAGACGCTCCTGCTAATCAAGCAGGCAGCGGTAATATAGCAGGTATTGGAGTAGGTGCTGCTGGCGAACCAGGTATAAATGTCAAAAAGAAGAAAAAGAAAATAGTATTAGTGGGTTCAATTAAAAAAAATATAAAAGAAAATTTTGATAATAATAACATTTTATTAAAACAAGTATTAGATGGTTTAGATAAAGTAGATGTAATTATAGATACTATGAATAATAATAATAAAACTGATATACACATAGTCAGAGATCATCCTAAAAAGTCTTTTAAAGAAAAATATAATGTCAGATAAGAAAAAAATTTTTAAGAGTTTTAAAGAGTTTGCTAAAGAATATTTAAAAGAATACGGCAACCCTAATATCGAACCTACAGGTGGCTTTGCTATTGGCAGTTTAGATTCTTTACATCCTATTGCTGATTTAGGCGACTTACCACCTAATAATTTAGGTTCAAGAGATAGTAGAGGTACATTACCACAATTTCCTCAAATAAATATTAAAAAGAAAAAGAAAAGATTTCAAAAATTAGAAGATGAAAGTATGACGATTGGTACACCATTATATAAACATATGGTATCGCAAGGTATCATAAAATCAAAAGGAGAAAAAAAATGATTAAAATGTTAATATTAATTTTAATAGGTGTTATCATAGGTTGGTCGGTTCCAAAACCAGTCATGATAGATACCATGATAAACAAAATAAAAAATAACCATCTTATAAAGGTTGATTTTATAAATAATATTATTAAAAAGTTTAAAAAATAAAGGTAAAATATGTTAAGTATATTAGGTACATTATTAGGTTTTGGTTCATCAGCTATACCAGTAATCTTTGATCATCTCAAAGAAAAATCTAAAAGATCAGCTGATTTAGAAGAATTAAAACTTCGTGCTGAGTTGCAATCGAGAGGTATCGATCTTAACATTAAACAAATAAAAGCACAGGTCGAAGTAGAAGAAGCAAAAGCCACGATTGCTCAACAATCAGGTCTTTATGCTCATGACAGTTCATTAAAAGGCGGTAGTTTTATTGACGCCTTGAGAGCTTCTGTTCGGCCTGTTATAACATATGTCTTTTTTGGTTTATTCATAACGATAAAAATATGTGCATTAATCGTATATGTTAAATCAGGAACTAGTTATGCAGAAGCTATACCTAAACTTTGGGACGAAGAAACAGCAGCATTGTTTGCTTCTGTTGTAGCGTTTTGGTTTGGTAATAGAGCATTTGATAAAAGTAAAAAAATAAAATAACCCTATGATTAACGGAGATTTCAAAAATGAATTACGAACCAGATTACAGGTTTACCGCATTGTTAATTTTAGCATTTATTCTTTTGGCTTTATTCGTGGAACCCTCATTTCAGATACACAATAAGTAAACTTTTATATAATCATTTATTATTAAAAATATATAACACATACATCAATATGGGAGAAATATGAATGTATTAATTCAAGTTATGATTTTTATTTTTATTTGTTATGTAATTTATAAAATTGTAACTAAATAAATCAAAAATGCCTAACGGCCTTAAAATAGTTTTAGTTATATTTTTTATTTTGAGTATTTTACTAGGAGCAAAGTATGCTCATATGAACAATTTAAATATCATAAATATAGATAACAGCAAAAAATATACAACTGTGCTTAGCACAATAAAGTAATAAAATAAATTGCTGTATAAAACCGTCTTGTAAAAGATAGAAAAAGTAAATGGCAGTTATAACAGACAACTTAGATTTAAGAGTTCAAATAGAAGGTATAAAAAAAGACCTTCAAAATGTAAGTAATATTAATGACCGTTTAGATACGGCTATTGAGAAACTTACAGATGTTTCGTCATCAATTAAATCCATGTTAGCTGTGCATGAAGAGCGAATTGGTAAACAAGAGAAAACAGACGAAATTATATTTGAAAAAATAAAAGATCGTGCTGATGAAATAGACAGTGTTTATCGAGAGTTGCAAAGAGAAATCAATCAAGTTGAAAGAAGATTACTTATAGAAATTAAGGCATTAAGAAACGATATAGGTAGTAGAGTAAGTATGCTTGAAAAATTAAGGTGGGTTTTATTAGGTGCAGCTATTGTCGTTGTTTTTTTACTTTCAAAAGATTTCAGTAAATTATTAACTTTATTTAATTAGGTTGACAAATTAAACAAAATACAGTATATTAATACTGTGTTATGTCATCTTATATTGATCTAAAGTTTATTAATCTTTTATCGTCAAGATTAGATAAATTTAAAAGAAAAAACGATTATCTATTTAATTTTAGATGCCCACATTGCGGTGATTCTAAAAAAACTAAAAATAAAGCTAGAGCGTATTTTTATAAAGTTAAAAACGATATGTTCTTTAAGTGTCACAATTGTGGCATGGGACAAAGTTTATCAAACTTTATTAAGTTTATAGACGTAAAATTACATAGCGAATTTATACTTGAAAGGTATAAAGGATCAACCACTTCAAAGCCAGAGTTTAAGTTTGATATACCAAAACCTGTATTTAAAGATATAAATGTAATTGAAGATTTACCTACAATAGCAGAGTTGCCTAATTCGCATCCTGCTAGAAAGTATATTACTAAAAGAAAAATACCTGAAAATTATTTTGATGTGTTGTATTTAACTATGAAATTTATGTCATTAGTAAATAAAATAAAACCAAATACATTTAATAATTTAAAAGGCGAACATCCTAGACTAATAATACCTTTTTATGATACAACTGGTGATTTATTTGCATTTCAAGGTCGGGCATTTGGTGATGAACAACCGAAATATTTAACAATTAAACTTGACGAAGCTAAACAAAAAGTGTATGGTTTAGAAAGAATAAATTTTCAAAAACATATATATATTACTGAAGGCCCTTTTGACAGTTTGTTTTTAGACAATTGTTTAGCCGCAGCAGGTGCTGATTTAACTTTAAAAACAAATCCTGAAAATATAACTTATATTTTTGATAATGAACCACGAAATAAAGAAATAGTAAAACGTATGTATAAAGTGATTGAAAATAATTATAATATTTTTATTTGGCCAGATAATATAAAATCAAAAGATATTAACGATTTAATTATATCTGGTAAAACTATTCCAGAGGTTCAAAGTATTATAAGTAATAACACACATAATAAACTATCCGCATTAACAAAACTTAACTCTTGGAAAAAATGTAATGTATGAAGACTGAAAATATTTTAGTTCAAAAAAGAAATTCAAGAGAAAAAGAACCTCTTAATATTGAAAAGATACACCAAATGGTTGAATTTGCCTGTGAAGATATAACAGGCATATCAGCATCTCAAGTTGAGATGAAAAGTGGTTTACAATTTTATGATGGCATAACCACAGATGAGATACAAAAAATTTTAATCAAATCAGCTTCAGATTTAATTTCATTAGAAACACCTAATTATCAATATGTCGCCGCAAGATTGTTATTGTTTAGTTTAAGAAAAAGTATTTTTAGAAAACTTTGGGATCATCCTCATTTATATGAACACACAAAAAAATGTATAGACTTAAAAGTTTACGACCCTGATATATTAAAGTGGTATGATAAATCAGAATTTGATAGAATGAATTTATGGTTAGATCATACAAGAGATTATAATTTTACCTATGCTGGCCTACGTCAGGTGATAGACAAATATTTAGTGCAAGATCGTAGCTCAGGAGATATTTACGAAACTCCTCAATTCATGTATATGTTAATCTCTGCAACAATATTTTCAAAATATCCTAAAGATAAAAGAATGACTTATGTTAAAAAATATTATGACGCAATTTCTAGGTTTAAAATTAATATTCCAACACCTGTCATGGCTGGAGTTCGAACTCCTGTTCGTCAATATGCTAGTTGTGTTCTTGTTGATGTTGATGACACTTTGCCAAGTATTTTTACTAGTGATATGGCCATTGGTAGATATGTTGCTCAGCGTGCTGGTATAGGCATCAATGCAGGCCGTATAAGAGGTATTAATTCTCGTATAAGAGGTGGCGAAGTTCAACATACTGGTATAGTTCCTTTTCTTAAAAAATTTGAAGCTACAGTTAAATGTTGTACACAAAACGGTGTCAGAGGTGGTTCTGCAACTGTGCATTTTCCTATTTGGCATCAAGAAATAGAAGATATATTAGTTCTTAAAAATAATAAAGGTTCTGAAGATAATAGAGTTCGTAAATTAGATTATTCAATTCAACTATCAAAATTATTTTATCAAAGATTTATTGATGATGATTTTATAACTTTATTTTCACCACACGAGGTGCCTGATTTATATGAAGCATGGGGTACAGAACAATTTGATAAACTATATGAAGAAGCTGAAAAAAAAGTGTTAATTAAAAAAAGAAAAATTAAAGCACAAGACTTAATACAAAGTCTTTTAAAAGAACGAGCAGAAACAGGCCGTGTTTACATAATGAATATAGATCATTGTAATTCACACTCATCATTTAAAGATATAATTACAATGTCAAATCTATGTCAAGAAATTACTTTACCAACAAAACCATTACAACATATTGACCAAGAAGAAGGAGAAATAGCTTTATGTATTCTCTCTGCTATCAACTTAGGCACACTAAAAGATTTTGATGAGTTAGAATCATTATGTGATTTATCAGTAAGGTCATTAGATGAGATTATAGAATATCAACAATATCCTGTGAAAGCCGCTGAGATTTCTACTAAAGCAAGAAGAAGTTTAGGCATAGGTTATATTGGACTAGCACATTATCTTGCAAAGAATAAAGTAACATATAATGAAAAAGGTGCATGGAAATTAGTTGATGAATTAACTGAGGCGTTTCAATACAATTTATTAAAAGCGAGTAATACACTTGCAAAAGAAAAAGGCAAGTGTCAGTATTTTAATCGCACAAAATATTCTGATGGTATCTTACCAATTGATACCTATAAAAAAGAGGTAGACGAAATAGTAAATAGAAAACTATCTTACAATTGGGAGAAATTAAGAAAGGATATTGTTGAGCATGGCCTTCGACATAGCACACTTACGGCTCAAATGCCATCAGAATCATCAAGTGTTGTATCTAATGAAACAAATGGCATAGAACCGCCACGTGATTTTATATCAATAAAAAAATCTAAAAAAGGCCCTTTAAAACAAGTGGTGCCATCTTACAACACATTAAAAAATTTTTATACTTTATTATGGGATATGAAATCAAACGAAGGATATATTAATATTGTCGCAGTCATGCAAAAATATTTTGACCAGGCTATCAGTGGTAATTGGTCTTATAACCCACAAAACTATGATAGTGGTCAAACACCACTATCTGAAATGATCAATGATTTATTAACAACTTATAAATACGGTTGGAAAACTTCATACTATCAAAATACATATGATGGTAAAAAAGATGAAGATGAGCCGGCACATTCAATAGGTTTTAAAGACAATGTGCCAGAAATAACAACACCTGCAATTGATGATAACGATTGCGAATCTTGTAAGATATAGGAAATATGAGTAGAAGCGTTTTTAATAAGTCAAAAGGTTTAGACTTTACCAAAGCACAAATGTTTTTTGGTGAAGATTTAGCTGTTCAAAGATACGATACTTTTAAGTATCCTATTTTTGATAAATTGACACAACAACAATTAGGTTTCTTTTGGAGACCAGAAGAAGTATCATTACAAAAAGATCGTAACGATTACCTTGATTTAAGACCTGAGCAAAAAAATATATTTACATCTAATTTAAAATATCAAACAATGTTAGATAGTGTACAAGGTCGAGGGCCTTGTTTAGCATTTTTACCATTTTGTTCTTTACCAGAATTAGAAAGTTGTATTGTAACATGGGATTTTATGGAAACAATACACAGCAGATCATACACATATATAATAAAAAATCTATATGCAAATCCTGGTGAAATCTTTGATTCTATAATAGAAGATAAAAAAATCGAAGAACGAGCTGAGTCAGTTACAAAATGTTATGATGATTTAATTGAAATGGGTTACAAGCATCAATTGACACCTGATAAAGTAGATATGTATGAATTAAAGAAAAGATTATGGAAGGCTTTAGTAACAGTAAACATATTAGAAGGTTTAAGATTTTATGTATCATTTGCTTGTAGTTTTGCTTTTGGTGAATTAAAACTATTAGAAGGTTCAGCAAAGATAATATCGTTTATTGCTCGAGATGAAAGTCAACACTTAGCAGTATCACAAAGAATAATTAATAATTATAAAGATGTAGAGAACGATAAGATTATGTTAAAGGTAATTAAAGATACAGAAAAAGAAGTTTATAAAATGTATGATGATGCCGTTGTTTCTGAAAAACAATGGGCAACTTATTTGTTTTCTCAAGGCTCCATGATAGGTTTATCAGAAAAACTTTTACATCAGTTTGTAGAATATATGGCTAATAGACGTATGAAGGCCATTGGTTTAGATCCTGTTTATGATACTAAAGTAAATCCTTTACCTTGGGTAGACCATTGGTTGAATAGCAGGTCAATGCAGAATGCTCCACAAGAAACAGAAATTGAAAGTTATGTGATTGGTGGTATTAAACAAGACGTTAAAAAAGATCAATTTAAAAAATTTAAACTATAATGATAGAAAAATCTAAAAAACATTGCCCTCAATGCAAGACTAAATATAGTATACAATGGGATATTGAGCAAACAGACATTGAACCTCTAACTTGCCCTTTTTGTGGTTATGAGGTTGATATGGAAGATTATGATGAAGAAAAAGATTTTGAAAACATTGAAAGTCAGTCAGCCTATGAAATCGCTGAGGACGATAGTTGGAATTGATTTTAGTTTAAACTCACCTGCTATATGTGTTAGCCAAGGTAGTTTTGAATTTAAAGAATGTAAATTCTTTTATTTAACAAATAAAAAGAAACATATTGGCCCTATGATGAAAAATGTATTAGGCATTGAACATACTGAATACAAAAATCCTATTGATCGATTTACCAACTTATCTACTTGGGCGTTATCTATCATAATTAAATTAACTAATCCAGAAATTTTTATTGAGGGATATTCATTTGGTAGTAAAGGTCAAGCAGTATTTCAAATAGCAGAAAATGGTGGTATATTAAAATATAGATTAAAAGAATATGATTACAAAATATTAGTGCCAAGTGTCATTAAAAAGTTTGCTACAGGAAAAGGCAATGCAGATAAACAAATGATGTATGAACAATTTTGTAAAGACACAAATATAAATCTCATGAAAGTAATGGATATACCCACGTTAAATAATCCTGTAACAGATATTGTGGACTCATACTATATAGCAAAGACTGGTTATGAAAATATTAAAAGCTAAAAATCATTTATCTGAAATAAAATTTAAAGTATTAGAATTACCATTAAACGAAATTAGAATTATACCACCTTTAGATTGGATTAAGAATAGATCAAATCAATTTGATTATTTTAAGAGTTTTGATAATCACGGTATGTTATGGCCAATAGTTGTAACAACTGATAAACCTGAATGGGTTATTAAAAGAATACTACCTAAAAATCCACATCATCAAACATCAACAGGAGAATTATACCCCTCTTTCTATGTACACGTAGGAAACAAAAGAGTTTTATATGCTAGAGAAAAAGGATATGACAAAATTGAAGGATATCTTGTAGAAACAAAAGAAGATAAAAACTTAATACACAGATTGCAACATATTGAACATAAGGATATACCAAAATGACAGCACTTGTTACAGGTTTACACGTAGATTTATTAAGGAGTAATTTAAAAGAATAATATGTGTGCTATACACGGTATATTTTGGCCTTCTAAAGAGTCTATGGCAAAGATGATAGAACAGGCACATCATAGGGGTCCTGATGGTAATGGCCA